AAAGAGGCATCTTATTGGGCTATGTACAAATTTTCTTCTGTTTTATTTATGAACCTTATTTATTATGTGTGTATTGTGAATTATCGCCAGGATAGTCATCAATACTCGTTCCTTCATACTCTGGAATTAGTTTTTCACCATCTTTTCTTTCACCATGTACATGGTAAAAACAATCAATTAAAATTTCATTTGTTAAAAAATTTTGATTTGCACCAATTTCAATCACCACATATTCATTGTTAAAACTTTCAACTACCAAATTTTGATGTTTTCCGATTGATTGCAGTTGAACCGTGATGGTATTTTCATCAACAAGACCTTTCCAATACGATGGTAGTTCGATTATATTTGAACCTTTAAGTCTGCCTCGGTAATAAACACCAGCTTCTGGCCCTTCCAAACAAACATGTCTCAATCTCCATCCTTCTCTTGTTGGATGGGTAATATCAAAATCTTTTTTGGCAGAAAGTACATTTCCTCCAGTATCAGTCACTGAACCACCATTGATATTTCCAACAGCGTTAATTGTACTATCTGTTGTAACATTACCTGTGATATGTTCATTACCAGTTAATAAAGTATTTCCAGTAACATCAAAAGCAAATGCAGTTTTAGTGTCACCATTAATTTTAACATTACCATCAGAGTTAAGTGCTAATTTAACATCTAATTTTGGTTGTTGATCAAATGGTATTTGCTCACAGGAATCTGAACTTATATTTAATTCTGCTTTATAATCATTACCAAACTCTTTTACATTTCCAAATACAACAGGGCCATTTGCGACAAGAGTTCCAGTTGGTGATTGATCCTTTGTATTAATTTCCTGTGAGGTATCAAATGTTCCTACGACTATCTTATCTACTTGTTGTCTTGGTAAGTTTGCCATTAAATAAATCCTCCGAATTTTTCTCCAAATTTCTTCGCAGTATCCTCAAGATTCTTCTCAATTTCTTTAAGTTTTTTACTATCGGGAGTTGCAATCTTTTTAGTTTGTTCTTCAAGATCATTGAATATTCCACCCAATCGATTCTGTAATTCTTCTGCTTCTTTTTTTACGTTTTCAATTACTCCTGACTCTTCAAGTTGCTTACCAATATCTTGAGCTGTTTGTTCCAAATTATTAATAAGTTTAGCAGCTTCGGGACTTCCAATAATTTCTACAGCTTGTTCAAGTTTTTCCTCTACTTTAGGAAGTAATTCTTTTCCTTTTTTCTTAATTGCGTTTAATTTTTCGCCTGCCTTTGGTAATTCTGTATTGATTTGATTTATCATAGTTTTGATATTTGCACCAAAATCTATGTCAGCACTATTAAATCCTAAGTTAAAATTTGTTTTTTCTTTTTTTAAATTTGTTTGAATATCAATTTCCTGTGTTGCTCTTTCAACTTTTTTTTCACATTGTTCTCTGATATCTGGTGCTTTAATATCACATAATCTATTTGCACTAATTAAAACTTGACCGTCTTTATTACCAGCACCATCTGCTTCAAGTATAATATTTCTCGCTCGAATTACAACATCCCCATTTTCACACACAGTAAAGACATCACCTCTCTTACAAATTGTTTGTTTTGCTGGAAGTTGAGTGGTGTCACCTTCATCTCTGACTTTTAATCCTTTACCAAGAACCTCCATAGACATGCCTGGCGTATTTAATACATGCTTACCAGTTCCAGGCCCTCCTTGACCACCTTTTCCCTGACCAGTATCGGCATAGAATCCCATGCTTTGACCCTCCTGTGTGGTGATCTGATAATTTGACATACCATGTATGCTGTCCATGTCACCACTTGATCGGGTATGTCTTTCAAATACCTCAGCCTCGTAATTTTTTTCATCTTTTGGGGAATAATCTGCCATTTTTTTACTTTGTTATACAATCAATTACGGTTACAACAGCATCTTGAGTTATGTCAGCGACCTGAGCTGCATCATCAACTTTAGAGAATTTAAGAACTGGTGATAATCTTGCTAACGCTCCTGTGTCACTATTTATTCTTAATTTTGGTATTCTAGTAAATCCAAATCCAGCATTCACGATGTTAGCTCCTACTATTCTACCATTTACCACATTTAATTCAATCTCTGCATCTTTAACACCACCTACAACTGTGGCTGTGTCAGTGGGTTCATAACCAAAACCAGCGTTCTCGACAACAAGATCTGATAGTGTGGTTACATATGATGTTTCACCAGAATAGTTTCCACTTGGATCTGGAATCACTTCTTTGACATTTCCATCCATGTCAGTTTCTGTTGTATTTGGTATATATTCTTGACCACCAGCCGTGATTACAACGTCTGAAACTGAACCATCCTTAATACGAACATAACCTCCAGCACCATAACCATTATCACAACCATCTACAAATGTGAGTGCTGGAGGATCTGTATATCCAGATCCTGGCTCGTTGATTGCAACTCCAATCACCTCTCCAAGTCTATTTACAATTGCTTCACCACTAGCACCTTTACCATTAAAGTTACCAATAAAATCAACTCTTGGTGGGCCACATTTAAGAACGTTAGTTTTACAATCAATTTTTGGAATTGATGGAGCACTGATATCTGGAATCAAACCATCTACCATATCAGTTAGACCCCCTGCTGCATTTTTAAGAGAGTTCAACCCTGCAATGTCAAGTATATTACCAAATGCATCTTCTGGATTTATTCCAACTCCACCTTTTCCTGTAAATGTACTATTAGTTGGTGGGCAATTCTGTCCATCACACTCAAGGGTGTTAGAAACAATATTTGCAAACTTAATGGCTTTTGAGAATGTTGCACTTGGAACACCAATGCCACCACCTGTAATATTATTTAATTGAGCAAAAGTATCTCCCATGACTGTATCCATAATATTATTAACCTGACCAAACATATCACCTAAAAAACTTTCAACGCCACAAAGAGGAACATCTAATACCTTTCCCAACATATTCTCTAAACTCTTATTAAGATAATCTTTTAATTGTTCATTAATCTTTTCAAAATTACAAAATAATATGTCATTCAAATTTTTTGAAGCTTCTGCTACACCTGATTGTAAAGTTATTGGAGTTTTGTCTTTTAATTTTAAAGATAATTTATCCATCGCATCCTGTATCACAAATGAACGACCACGACGCATCAACTTTGACATTGAACTATGAACCTTAATTGATGTTAATTTTATCTCTTCTGCCTTATTAAAAACACCACCATATATGGGATCAACAGTTAATCCACCAACATCTTCAAGAACATTCATCTGATCAGTGAATGACTTCATTGCAGTTGTGATCTTCGATATCTCATTATCCTCACATGGAGTGGCATTTGGAACTTTAACGTTTGTATCATGATTAGTTTGGTCTGTTGCAAAAGATTCATTCTTCACAACCTTCGCTGTTTTTTCCCATTCCTTTAATGCATTTTTATATCTTGATAAACCAGATCTTCCATTGGGAAAATCTTTTCTTTTTGGTTTAGGAGTTTTAGATTCTAATTTAGCAATTTTTCTTGCATTTCCTCCCCAAGGCGAACTAGTTTCATGCACCTCATGTTTTCCAGCTTTTTGTCTTACATCAGGTGGTGTGTATGGCGTAAAGTCTGTTTGTTTAAACGCATTGAATTGTCCGTTCGTTAATCGATCCTCAACAAAGGCTTGTTTAAATAAAGTTCCAAATATCACTGGTTGTTGTGCATCATCACCATCAAAGAAAAATCCAACAACAACTTCACCACCATGATAGTTCATGGTCTTATGACGACCACCAGTGCTTGAGACACCAGGCGGCATGAGAACATGTGCCATCGGTAGATCTTCATCTGGTAAATCAGCATCACCACCATGATATCCTACAATACGAACACGAACTCGATGTGAATAAGTATCCTTACCATCTTCACCCGCTTGTCTTTCTTGAGAATCTCCCCACTTTCCTTTAACTGGATCGACAACTTGACCGATCCACCATACCATAGGGTCTCTTCCTATAAAGTTACTAGCTGCTGGATTATACATTTAATTAATCGTCATAGATTAAACACTCTGGTTCATCTGGATGGTTGTCACAAAATAATTCTAATGCATTTGGATCATGATGATCGCCTGCTGCAATCTCTTCCTTATGATGTTCTGCATACTCTTCGAGTTCATGTAACTCTTCCTTAGCGTGTCTTCTCGCTGCTGGATTTGCTCGTGGATCATCGATAATTTTCTTATCGTGTTCCATATGGTCTTCGATTGATTTCATAAGATTAGTTCTTTTTTACTATTTAAGCGGTAAAGGTATCACGAATTAGAGTTAGTTGTGTTTCCGCTGAACCAGCTCCAATTACATGTCTTAATTCAGATATTAGATATATTCCACTTGGATCATTAGTTTTTTCATTTCCAGTTGAGTCTGTTGGTTTTTCTCCATCCCCTTTCTTAAGAGGCAATTTAATGTCCATTGTTTTACCAACTCTCAATGTAGTATTTAATGGAATTGCAATACTTAATGACTGAGAGAATAATAGATTATTTCTAATATAGGATTTATTTTGATAAACGGCAAGCTCACTCTCAGGCACAGTGTCATCTTTTTTTGATCCCTTTTGTGCGACTCCAAAATCATTAACACGAAGCATCAATCGAGTTGGGTTTTTTTCTAATTCATTTGGTAGTTTAACTTTTTTCTTTGGTTTTAAATCTTTGTTGAGATCAAAATCCTCCACAAAAGCTTCTTGATTTTCAATATCAACATATATTGTTTTATTGGCATACATTCCCATTCGACAATTCATACCGATGTCATTTGTTTGATTTAATTGATTTTGTAAAATCTTGAAAGGCCCAATATCAGGATCATCTGGTTTATCTGTGTGTGTATATTTAATTGGTTCCTGTTCTAATAATTTTTCAATTGATTTAAAATGATAACCATCTAAATTTTCATAAAATAAAAATCCAAAATCCGTCGTTGATGATTGCGTCTTTGGACACAACCATTGAATTGTATCAATTGGTCTTTTTAAATTACCTACAAATGCATAGGAGTTAGCTGCCTCATCTTTTTCTAATTTTTTCTTTGTTTGAATTCCCTTTGCATCATTCACTAATATCTCTTCAACAGTTTGTGAAACATTCCCTTGAAATTTTTTATTTAATCGAGCAGTTTCATTAACGATTGTTTCAACTGAAATAAATTCTAGAGTTGCAAACTGTTTGTTAGTCTCAGTTGTCATGTTTCTAACTGAATTTAACATCATCTTATGTTCATCTGTGATTTTAAATTTATCTACTTCTCCATCTTGAATCGTAAGATTTATAAATTCTCCGCCTGTAATTCCCTTTCGACCTAATACCTGATCGACATCAATAAAAGTAATTGTCATTGAAATTGATGGACTTTCAATACTTTCAAAATAATTAATGATTGGATTACCACGAACAATATCATAATCCTCATCTAGAGAGGATCCCTCTGTGGGTCGTAAAAGACATTTAGTGATAAGAAACTGTGATTCAGCCATTATTGTATCATTCTAGCGATTTCGGGTGGTAATTTATTTGTGTTTGGATTTGTGGATAGATACTGATTTTTGACAGTTCTAATAAAAGGTATTGTTGGTGAGGTTGATCTTATAATCACCTCTGAAGTGTTTGGTTTGTTTCTTGGTGCAATCGATGAAGTATCAATTTGTGGTGGTGCTACAGC